CCTTTAAAACTACTAAAAGCAAGTTGTCTTCTAGCAGCACCTGGTAAAGTTTCATTAGCAACGGTAAGTTGTTCCCAACCACCTATTTTTTCAGGTAAACCATATCTGAATCTTACAAAGTCTCCGTCTACCCATTCACTTTCAGCACCTGATTCAGTAGCTTGTTTATTAAATCCTGGTTTAAAGTTGAGTTTCTGTAACATAAGCCTCGTATTATATAGGGTTTTTATTATTTTGGTAGTATTATATTCCAATCTAGCTTGGATATCAAATCTTGTAAATGCACTTCTTTTAATTTATTTTCTTTTAAATATTGATGTAATTCTTCTATATCTACTATTATCCACTCATTCTCCATGTCAAATACCATCTTATCCGCTTTAGTTTTAAAGCTACCTATTTTTGCATTTTTTTTAATAGGTCTTAAATCAAATTTAAATTTTTGATTATGGAGTATTCCCTCAACATCCCAAAGCTCAGTGTTTTTTTGTTTATTATTTGCTAAGGTTTTCTCTTTTAGTTTTGTATAAAAATTTTTCATTTTTATAAAGGATGCAATGGATGGTATGTGGTGGTGTCCATTGCACCCATCATAAGGTTATATCATTTTCTAAACCAAGATGGAAGACCTAAATGAGGACGCTTGTCGAACATATTATCTTTTGAGCCTGGTGTTTTACTATTGTTATAATGAAGAAATACCTGTACGCATTCCTCACCTTTGAACTTTTCTCTCCAATGCTCTAATTCACAACCAGAATACACTAACATATCTCCTGGTTTTAAATCTACTTTGATACCTTTTGTATTATCAGAAACATATCCAATACCTTTTTTAACACCACCTTTAGTTGGATCTGGCTCTATATAAATTGGCCAATCATCACCACCTAAATTCATAGTAGTTGATATTTCACAACTAAATCTATCCTTGTGTCTTTTAAGAATATCACCTTTTTTATAAATTCTTGCATAAGTATAAGCAGGATATAATTTTAATCCCGTTGCTTTTTCCATTTCAGGTTGACATTTAAGTAACAAAGTTTCCATAGCTATATTTGCAAAAGCAGCATATGTATGTGGTATTTGACCATCACTTTTTTCATACTCACCTAAAATGTTTTCAAAAGGTGAAAAGTATTTATGCTCTCTACAAGTATCATATACTTGTTTTGTCATTCTAAAATAGTTTGCAATAAAGATTGCTAAATCTTTTGATATTGCTTTACGAATAATTGTATATTTATTTTTTTTAAACGACATCTTTTGCCATCTCCTTCGGTACAGCTTGAATGTTCCAATGTATAAATCTAAATGGTTCTATTCCAAAATCAACAGAAAATTCATGTTCTAAGTATCCTGGAAATATAAGTAATGTACCTGGTGTGGGTTTAAAGTGAATTAATTCTGATCCATTCCATATACCTTTTTGATTTGGTTTCATTTTTAATTTTGTAGCTCGTGCACCTGTTCTTGGTTCATGAAATATTGGATAAGAAGTTTTATCAGAACATTTTAAAAAATAAAATCCTGATACATGTTGATTCCAATGTATGTGAGCTGAATGATGACCACCACCTTTTTTAGCAAACTCTTGAACCCATAACTCACTAAACATAGTTTGATACTGTTGCATATCGAAACCTTGATTATCTAAATACTCCCAAGACTTTTGACCTACATAATTTCTAAAGTCTAAAAAGTCATTGTCAGTTGTTAAAGATGTTGAGTGATAACTTCTTCCAAAATCACCATGCTTTTTAATAAATTCTTTTTCTCTTTTTCTAGCATCTTTAATATGTTTATTAGATGCTTTGTTTAAGGATTTAACAAATTCTGGTTTGTGTTCTAACCAGATAGCCGTGTTAAAAAAATTATTTATATTCATTTATTTAATAAATATTCCTACAGATATACGCCAATAGGGTAATCCTATTTTTACAGGCATAGCATCATGTAAATTGTTTCCAGAAAATAAAACAAAATTACCTGGTTTAAATTTAATTGTCTTATCTTCTATTTGTAATTCTCCTCCCCAACTGTCGTCCCAATTGGGTGTTAAAAAACCTACTATTGCGTGTCTATAATCTCGATGTTCATGAAAATGAAATTTGCTAGAATTGTGTTGTGCATTTAATACAATTTTTCTAATATAATAAGTTCCTAAATCAAATTTTTTTTCTTGCCTAAGTCTGCTGTTAATAGAAGATACAATGCCAGAAAATAATCCAAACCAATATGGTTGATAAACATTATCTTCTTCTGAAACTGTAAACGTTGGATAAAAATTGGTATATACATCTTTTTCATAAGCAGAATTAATAGACCAATTATTATTCATCAATTGTTTATACATATGTTTTAACTCAAAGGTATTTAAAACATTTTTTATTTCATATACTTTATTCATTAAAAGCTCTTTCTATTTTGTTTTATGTACATTTTTTAAAACTAAAAACAAACTAGGTTTATTTTTAACTAGTTGTTGACATAGTTCCTTTCTTTTATTTAAGTTATTTATACAATAATTAAATTCTTTTTCAAGGTCTTCTTCTCGTAAACCACCGTTTTTAATTAAAGATATTTTATCAGTTGGTGCCCAGTGCATCCCAGCAGCTATACAATTTAAACCTGTATATTTAGGAAATTTAAAATGATAAGTTCTATTATACACAGCCTCTTTAAAACCAGAAAAAGCTCTGTGTTCTAAATTTATTAAACTATTGTCCCAAGTTTTATTTGAACAATATTTCCAATACTCTGTATCATTTCTGTGAGATAACGCATAATGTAAACCGACAAATTCAGAAAATTCTTTAAACATATGTTTGCATTGATAATTAAAGTTATCTCTATCCCATTGTGATATTTTTTCCCTTTGTAAATTTCTAACTAATTTTATTAAAAATTCGTGAACAGTATATAATCCATTACTTTCTAATGGCTCTATAAACCCAGCAGACAATCCAATTGCAACTACATTCTTAACCCATAATCTGTTATGAATACCTACTCTCATTTTTATATTTTTAAATTCCAAATCATTTCTTCCAAGATGTTTTTTAAACTGTTTTAACGCAGTTTCATCATCTACAAATTTACTAGAGTATACATACCCTGTACCTATTCTTGACCATAATGGTATATTCCACACCCACCCATTTTCAATAGCTGTACAGTTTGTGTAAGGTACTAATTCTTTTTCTTTATCTTTGTATTGTATTTTTGTTGCCCACGCAGAGTCATTAGGCAACATATCGGAATAAGATTCAAAAGGTTCTTTTAAAGTTTTATCTAATAATAAAGATTTAAAACCAGTGCAGTCTATATACAAATCTGCTTTGTGTTTATTATTTAAAGATTTAATACCATTTTTATCTTGTTCAATAGAAACAATATCTTCAACTATATGTTTTATTTTTTTACAATAATTATTTTTTAACCATAAACCAAATTTAGTAGCATCAAAATGATATGCTCTTTCTGCTTCATTAATGTCAAATTTATTTTGATTAACATAAGCCATTTGTAAAGGATACATACAATCAGCATAATCAGAATAAGGAGTTTTGGGATGTAATATTTTTTTAAACCACCAGTCATTTGTATCTGATTTATTTTCTTCAACAACAGGTCTTCCAAATGGGTAATGAAAAGCTTCTCCCTTTTTATAAAAATCTGTAAATTTTATACTTAGTTTATAACTTCCATCTACATGTTTTATAAAATCTTCATCCTTAATTTTAAGTAATCTCATCCAATCAGTTATTTGTGCGAGAGTGCTTTCACCTACACCGACTGTAGATATATTTTTAGATTCAATTAATGATATTTTATATTTTGGAAATTGTGACTCTAAAGTAGCTGCTGTCATCCAACCCGCACTTCCACCACCTACAATTAATATTTTCATATTATTTTATCATTTAAATGGATTTCCTAAATGCCACACTACAAGACTATATCTTGTACCAGCGGTTACTGGTTTAACTCTATGCCATACAAATGAAGGAAATATAATAATAGAACCTTTTGGTAATATCTCTTTACATTGCACTCTATGCTTCGATTCATCTCGCATATGTGGGTCATAGTTTCTAAAATCAAATTCTAGTTCACCACCCTTATATTCTGATCCATCAGTGAGTTGACACGTCATAGATAGTTTTCGAATTTTACCATTGTCAGGTCCTTCTTTTTCATAAGGTTTATCCCAACCATCAGAGTGCCAATCATAATATTGATTCAATTTATATTTTGTAAATTGACAAGATTCTGATCTATCCCAATCAAAATTCCAACCAGCCTTTTTGTTAGCTTCGTGTACATATGG